AGTGATCAGGAAGGCGGGCCCAAGCGACATTGAGCACATCGCGCGACTGGGTATTGAGTCGCTGATGGTGAATGATCCGTACCCGGAGTTGCGGATATCGTCATCGGGTTTGCATAGTTTACGTTGCTGGAGAAAATCAGCGAGATGTTCTCGCCGCTGCCGTTGATGTCCACGTTCGACGGCGCCAGGACGTTGCCATCCCAGGTGAACGCATCCCAGGTCATGGCATCCCAGTACGGTTCCGACAGGTTGACATCCACCATCACCGCGCTGGGTTGCGGCGTGGTGGGCAAGTTGTACGCCAATTCGTAGCGGAAATAGAATTCCCCGTATTCGGTGCCCGCGATCTCGAACGACCCGTCCAGGTAAGTCTTTTCGTAGCGCGGCGACTTGGAGTGATGGAAATGCAGCGCCATCTGGTGATCGATGGGCTCGCCAGCGAACGATGTGCCGGTGTCCATCTTGTACACCCATCCATCAGCGGATCCAAAGTAGGATGCTTCCCGGCCGTCGCTGCGCTCGCGCGATGTCACGCACCACACTTCGTGCTCGAACTGCTGCAACATGATGCCCATGACCTTGGCGTTTTGCGTGGTCAGGTACAACGCCGAACTGTCTGCGAAGAATATCCGGTACTGCGACCGCTCTCGACTGATCGAGGAGTCCCGGACGGTATGGCCGCGCTCGTTCATAATCGGCTGGACGTATTTGGATACGACGTTGCTGGCGAAGTTTCCGAACTCCTGGGCTGCCTCCAGCGAGATGATGCCGCGGTCATCGACCATCAGCGTGAACCCGAACTCCTGCACCGAGTTTGGTATGGCGCCCACCTCATCGCGGAAGTCGACAAAATCCCATCCACCCTCGGCCAACTCACCCGAGTTGCTGCCATACAGAATCTTGATCCGGTTGCGGGAGAACACCACCAGTGTACCCCGGCCCTCGGCGCTACCAGGCTGACGCTTGAATGCGGTTACCTCATCACCCTGGACCAATTCCGCTGCGCCTGCGAGTGTCGTCCAGTTGTAGGGCGCACCGATCCCGGAGTGCAGGATGGAGCTCAGATAGGAGATGAACAGGTGCTCCTTGTGCACAACGATGTGACTGGGCGCGTCGGTTGACAAAGGCGTGTTGATTGGCGCGAATACGCTGGACACCGGATCGAACTCAAAACACCGGTTGACGCCGTCACACCCGTACATGCGCTTGTTGCCGCGCGAACCCTGAAAATTGTGCTCGACGAACTCATACCGCCCATCGGGCAGCAGGGTAATCGCGGCCCCGGCGTCAGTTGCGGTAGCGATATCGCCGGATGCTCCCACCTCGATGGCCTCTGCAGGCGTGAATGGCCCGGACTGACTGGCAAAGATAAAGCGGCCTGCGGCTGTGCCTGCATCCCATGACCCCGACTCAAGCACGACGCGCGTCACGAGCGCGGTGGCGCCGGATGACATACCCTCAATGGTGTCGCCCTCCAGGATTTCCTGTACACCACCAGAGGTGAACGCCATCTCCCGGCCCAGGGCAACGGATGTCCACCCGCTGCCCGACGATACCCACATGGCGGCGGCAGTCTCCCCGACGTTATTGCGGAAGGCGTACACGACTGTGCCGGTCATCCAGATGCCGAGAATGTGCCCATCGCCTGGCACGGGATCAACGAAACCCTGCCAGTAAATGGATGCGAGTTGCGTGTACAGCGCATTCAGTTGCGACGTCGGCGCGCCACCGGTGATCAGGTCGCCGGTCAATACTACGGTGCCGCCGGTGAATGTGAGCGTCTGCCCGCTTTCGAGATCAGGCCCATCGACATCCGCGAGCACCAGGAACCTGTTGTCGCCATCGTCGGTGTTGACGGCCAGCACGGTAGCGGTAGTGGGTCCGGTAGCCTCGGTGACGGTGACACCGGCGGTGATGATGTCGCCGGTGCCATCGACGTACCCTACGGTGTAGAAGGTGTTGGTTTCCCCCAGCGACTGGCCATCAAACTTGATGTAGCCATTGATCATCCGGTAACCGCCGTTGACATCGATCTCGGCGTTTTTGCAGATGCGCAGTGATCCCGGCTTTGTCTGGTTGGAGGGTGTTACCAGATCGAGGCCGAACCCGAACGGGATGTAATCATCGTCCGTCTTGGCGATAGCCTGGGCGAGCCTGGAGCGCTTGATCACGCGAGCGGCCCTCCAACATAAATCTCGCTGAGTTGATCACCCTCCAGCGCGCCAATGTAGGTCGCGTAGCTGTCCTCACCCATGGTGATCGCCTCGGCGGCATTCTTCTGCAGGCCGTACTTGATCAGCGCCAGGAATACGATGGCATCTTCGAAGTCCTCGGGCAGATCAGGCGTATCGTTATTGGCCGTGAAGCGCTGCACCCCTTTCATGTAGTCGCCGGTAATGATGTAGATACCAGACGGTTTTGGCCCCACACACAGCTTGTTGTCCGGGCTTATGCTGACATGCATCGGTTGACTGGGGTTCTGCGTGCCGATCCTGTACAGGTACTTGAAATCGTTCCAGGGTATGTACGTCATAAACGTCTGCGTGCCGACGCCGGCTGACTGCAAATAGATGCGCGGTGGATCCTCCCAGTCCTGGATCATCCAGTTCCTGAATCGCGTGATATCTTCCGCGGTGCCGCGCACGTCCTGCACAGCCGCGTCGTTGAATGCGTAGCTGTCCTGGTTGGCCACGGTAGTAACTTCGAAGTTGGAGCGCATCCAACGCCAATGCAGGCCGGAATGCTGGTGCCGGGTTTGAATCTCAAGCCAGGCCTGGCGAACGTATTCGACGATGCGTCCCAGCTGACCGATCTGGCCCACGGTGGTGGTGATGGCAGACTCGCCGTTGGCGACAGCGGCCTCGCGGCACACAGCCTGGCACAGTTGCAGGAATGTTTTCATGGCCATCCTCGCCGGCGCACTCCCCAGGAGGTGCCCGCATCAATTACATTTTCACTGCCGCGACTGGTTCCCGCGCCGCATAACCATCACGACATTGATACTGGTGCCGCCACCGGTTGAAACCAGGCGCGGCCTGATATACAGCGGCACTTCGGCCAACTGCAGCGGAACCTTGGTGGCCACCGCGCTCAATGCTGTGCCGTGTACATCCTTCAACTGCAGGTAGTCGACACCATCATTGGACCCCTCGATCATCACCACAGGTGTGGTGCCCAGCGTGCCAAGCAACTGCACACAAACACGGTCCCACTCGCCAGGCTCGATTGGCACACCAACATCAGCGGCGTCGGCAACAGGTGTCCATGTGACAATCTTGGTGTTGCCGTTGTTCTTGGTTGCTACGGTAGCTTGGATGGTAGCCATTGGCGCTCCTAATAGCGTTTGCCGGGGAACATACCCCGAGCTTTATTGAATGATCCCGCGAAAGCGTCGCCCGCCGCTTCTACTCCTGCAGCAGGGTAGGCATCCACGCTGTCGACAGTGATAGCGACGCTGGTACTGCTGTACTCAACGGATTCACTGCTCGACAACTCGGTGATCTTGCCGCGCAGCGTGATGACGGCCTCGCCATCCACCTCCAGTGCCGCCAGGATTTCCTTGTTGACCGGGATAGTGATCCGGCGCGACCACTCATCAGGACTGGGAGTGGCAACACTCGACTCCTTCTCGGTTTTCACTGGCGGCAATTGGTAGTGCGGCATAGCGCTGGCCTCAGTAGGGTTCGTTCAGGATCGCGCGCAACCACTGCTTGCCGCGCTTGGAATCCTTCAGCACTTCAAAGGGGTACATCAACGCGGTGTGCGGAATGTTGATGTACTGCTTGTTTGCGCCCTCACCCACCAGTTCCTGCGTGTAGGTCGTTTTCTTCGCGCGCGCCAGGGGCTCGATCGATAACCTGCGAACCCACTGGGGTTGGCCGCGTACGAAAAACTGACTGTGGCCTGAGTTGGTGGTCTGAGGGATGGGTATTGCCGTCTCGTCGGTGGTGTCATGCAGGCGCACCAGCAGGTACTCGTGCATGAAGGTTTCGTACTCGAGCTTTTCGGGTGTGTACTTGCGGTTGTCGATCAGCACACCTTCGTCTGCCACGGACAGCGGATCCAGCGACTCGCTCGCCGGGCCGTCAGAGCGCATTGCCCTGGGCTCAAATTGGCCGATAGTTTCATTGCCGGCATCCATCTCAACGCGCGTGCGCGATACACCAGCATTGATAGCTTTGGCCAGCGCGCGCTTCGCGGCGACCAGGTGGGCGGGAAGTTGATCGGATGGCGGTGGTTCGGGGTAATCATTACCCTCGTCGTCGTCGCCCAGCACGCCGCGGGTCATTGCCGCGCTGCGATCATGCTGGGACAGAATCTCCTCGGAAGTGCGAGGTTTCTTCGCCTCTTCGAGTTGCGCTGCCATGGTGGCCATCTGTGCGGATGTCGCCTCCATCCGCTCGTCGAAGCGCTTCAGTATTTCGGACAGTTGGTCGTTCTGTGCGCGCGCCTGGGCGAGTTGTTGCTTCAGGTGCGAGACATTCGGGCCTTTCGGTTTGGGTGCTTTCCTGATTGTGGCTTTAGCTGTCATCGTAATCTCCTATGCGGCATTGAAAAAAGCCCTGGGCAGCCCGCATGAACCGCCAGGGCGAAAACCACCCGCAGACCAAACGGGTAGCAGCAAGGCTTAGCCCGTGGCTGTGATAGCAGCGGCAACGGCGGCGAAACCGGTGACTTGCCACGCCAACGCAATACCTTCGATAGTCACTTCGTCACCGACTGTGGCCTGGTTGGCAACAAAGTTGATCTGGTCGGCAGCGCTCACGACATCACCAGTGCCTGCCAAATCCACGATGCGCCCGTATATATCATCTCCGCTGGCTCCGAGGCTGGTGACGACTACATGGTTTCCAGAGGTCGGTGGAACGATTACCAGAAATCTGAATTTCAAATTGCCGCCAAGACCAAGCAAGGAGGGCGGTAGCGTCACCGTAAACCCGGTAGCACTACCGAATGCGATGACTTTCCCGTTGTCCTCTTCGGTGAGCGTGTAGTTGCTTGTCAGCACTAATACTGTACCGGCAGACTCGTTGAACAGGCGAGTCATGGCTCTGCGATTGAGTGTTACCTGCGTGCCGCTTTGCAGCGTCAGCGCCATGGTGGCGAGTTTGCCGAAAATGACACTGCCCATGAGCCAGGCTTTGAATGCGTGCAATTTGCGGAACTTGGATTGTTCGATCATGTGATGTCTCCCGTGTAATCGTAATGACGCGGCCCCGAGAGGCCGCGCCTACCACCACCAGTGAACTACCTGGCGGTCATTGCCATCAGGTTGCGAGCGTGATTTCCGGTCGTCCGGGAATGCCACCGATAAAATCGATGTAATTGTCCGTCACGTTTGCGGCCGCCAGACTGGTCGTGCCCTGGGTATAACCACCGGCGGTAGCACTGGTGGTCACCTTGATCGCGCCGATTGGGCAAACGCCCACCGGCACATCCGGGTACTGCACGCCAATGTTCGGCACATCCGCGTTCGCCACTTCCTCGCCCTTGACGGACGAGACAGTGCCGGATGCGTTCAGGCAGACCAGGTACAGACAGGTTGTCAACGGTGCCTGCACGGCCTGGGCTGTCAGGGCAGAGGATGCCGAGTCAGCCTTGTGGTACGCCTTGCCGTCGATCCCGAAATCCACCCCCGCACCGTTCGGCGCGGCAATGGCGACCTGTGCCGGGGTTGAGCCAATGGCCAACCCGGCTTTTGAGAAACAAGCGGTCATGCCGCTCAAGGTATTGATGTCCATCGTTGGTACTCCTCACAGTTCGTTGCGGTTACGCCAGGTGGGCAGTAACCGCTTCAATCACACCGATTACGCCAGGTTGGCGACGCCGGCCTCGATCACACCCATCCACCCGCCGTTGACGATCAACACGGCAGACCAGAAGTTCGCACCCACATAGCCGCGCTGCCCGCCGGGATCGGCTTTGTCGCGCTTGGAGTGAGGGATGTGGTACGGGTCCAGACTGTTCAGGCCGCGCAGCGCCACGTCGTAGACCGCATCCTGTGCGGCAACGATGAAGGGGTACACGTCGATGTTGCCGCTGGTGGCCACATCAAGCAGGCCGGTGGTGCCGACCGCGGCGCCGCTGCCCGCGTAGGGGGCGAGCTCGGGCGACAGGATGAAACGGAACTCCTCGCAGGAGCCGATTTCCTCCTCGCAGATCGGCATCTTTTGGCCGTACTTGGCGCAGGGGATAAACCCGGGCAAGTCACGGACATCCGATTCAGCGTCGGTGTGCACGAACACCAGGAACGATGCCTCGACCGCGTAGGTATCGTAGTTCGCGCTGGCCGCCAGCATCTTGCGTGGCTTCTTCGCGTGGTTCGCTTTCAGCGTGCGCGACATCCGGCGCAACTGGATGAGACTGATCGCCTCGTCGACTGTGGCGCGACTGGACCCGCCGGAATACTGCACGTTGGTGCACGCTTTCATGGTGCCGTAGCGCACCATCTCACGCACCAGGGCCATGCGCTCGCCGGTCTGGATTTTCATTTCTTCGGGGATATCGTCCTCGTAGAGCTCGGCAGCCTTGTCGGTGTAGCTGTACAAGCACCCGTACTGGATCTGCTTCACGTTGACATCCACGGGAGTCAGTTGATCCGCGGTCGGGGTCACGCCTTCCTGGATGATATGCGCGGCCGCATTCACGGACGGACGGTTTTGCGTGTTCACGTTCGTCGTGGTGGCGCCGTAGGGCAGGTAACGACGGTAGGTGATGTTGTCGCCCTGGTTCTTGGGCATCTGCTTGGGATGCGTGCCAAGGGCCAGAACTTCGAGGGGGATCGCGTGGGCTAAGATTTCGCCTTTAACTTCGTTAATGCGACCCGCGTTGGTGTTGTAAGCTGTCATGCCAGGCATAGCGAATTACTCCGTCACAAAGTTGTCTGTGAGGAGCGCTTACCTTGGGGAGTTGGGCCTACCGGTTGTGGTGCCGGCTTGCCTTTTTGAACCCACGACTAAACGCTTCCTCGTCCGATACTCCGGTAACGGGATTAGTGTCGACCCCTCGGGTCGGTGCACTGCGCCTCAATCGTGCTTGCATGGATTGCTGCTGACTGGCTACTGATTCACGCCTCGCCTGGCTGGATTCTCGGGCATCCTTGAATCGATCCAACAACTCGATCGAATCACGAGGATCACCCTTAAACATGCCCCTGCCACGGTCATCCCACCAATCGGGGAAGTCCTCTGCCCATCCTTCGATGATGGCATTGGCCTCCTCAACTCTGGCCTGGTATCCAGGTGACTTGTCGTCGGCAATCAAGCGCGCGTACTGCGCGTACTCCTGTTGCGACGGACCACCCTTCAACACAAACCCGCGGAACTCTTCTGTGGTAGCGACTTCCTGCCAATCGCTGTGCAGGTATCCGAGCAACTCCTCGCCTACCTGCCTGGAGACATCTACAGGCAGGCGCTCACTACTGCCCCACTGTACCTGTTGCTCCAGTGCACCCAGTTTCTCGTAGACATTCTCCAATTCTTTCTTGATTGGAGCTATCTCGCGGAACTCCTGGATCGACTCGTCAATCTCCTTGAGGTGTTTCAGCGTCTCCGCGCGCTCCTTGGCAGACTGACCGCCCTGGTCGAGCTTTTTCTTGAGCTCATCGCGTTCCGCTTTCACCGCCGAGAGGTCACTGTTCAGCGTACCTACCCGGCCCTCCAAACGCCGCATGCGCTTGCGCACATCATCCAGTTCGGCATTGGCTGTCGCTTTCGCGCCCTCCACTGTCTCACCAGGTGCATCTTGCTCTGCGGGTGTATCTGCTACGGGTCTGTCGCCGGGCCTTAGATGGGATCCAAGGGTCTGCTCGCCGCCTGCTGATTCAAAGCCTTTCGCAAAGGATGCTGCTGCTTCGTCGGGAGACTGCGCGTCGCCTACCTCTTCGTCCGGTTCTTCGCCAGGGATGTAGCCAATTGGCTTCTCATCCTGGGATTCAGCGGTTGTGTCGGTAGTGCCAACTGCGCCAGTCATCTACTCTCCAAAACATTACGATCGGGTGTTACCCCGTTACGCTTGCGAAGGCCGATCTCGTCGTTCGCTGTCGCGGGAACCTCGCTCAATATCCCAGGTCATCCCCGGGCAGAGGGTTGTCCTCGCCTTCAATGGGTCCACGGTTTAATACTGCAGACCGTATCTCCTTGAGAAAGGCTATCTTACCCCGTAGATATTCGGTTTCAAGTGTGGAAATTGACGAATCATTCTGCTCGCGCAACTCCGCGAGTCGGTAGTCGAGCCAGGCGCAGACCTTTTTCCAGGTCGAACTCTGCCGTTCGGTCGCTGTCAGCAGGGTGGTTTCCAGTTTTGGTTCGGCGATCGCCTCTGCCATTGGCTCGTCGTAGAACTCGCGGGCCAGGGTGTCAGGGTCGGCACCCATGAATCGCGATGGATCGAAAACCGGTGGTGTGTGAAGTTTGCCGGCCATATCAGTTCACCGTGTTGGTGGCGTTGGGGTAGCAGGTAATACCGCGATACCAGTGGCCGCCCGCCTCTGGATCAAGGCACAACCGCTGCCCTGCCACCATGTCGCGGATCGCGTCCTCAGACTTGAGCCACTCTGGCACCTCTTCTGGTAGCAGTGGCTTCCATATCCCTTCGTCTGGAATCTTCACCATCCTGCCTTTGCCATCGAGCTTTATACCGCCCAGGTGATCCAGTGCAACGGTGCTTTGGGTGATTTCGATCACCATCCAGACGCCGGTGACGCGCGGCTCAGGGGTGGGTTCTGGTTGGTCTTGCAGTGTGTTGGCCATGCGGTGCCTCTACGGTGGTTATTGCTGGAAGGATTTCCCTGGTTCGGCCAATCCTGGCGGCTCAAACGGTGGCGCCGGCAACCGATTGGCTGACGACTCCATGGTGGCCAGCGCGAACACGGACTTGATTTTCATAAACTCGCGGGCGATGTCGGCCTTGAGTTTGCGGATGTTTCTGTCGCCCTCGGCCGCGGTGGACATCTTGTCGAGCTCGGCCTCCATTGTGTTGATGATGATCTCGAGGTTGCGGTCCATCTCGCGCTGGGTGGCCTCGTACTGCTGCTGCGACATCAGGATGACGCCTTGCTGCTGCAGTTTCATCTGATCGCGCTGGAACGCGCCCTGCTGCCTGATCTGCTCGACCATGATGCGCGGATCCTGCTGCTGGGCAGACGCCTCCATGATCTGCTGCCACTGCGCCAGCATCTGCGCCCAGGCATCGTCGCTCAACTCGAGGTCGGCGGGATTCATGTGCCTGGATTTCACGAACTCGCGCGCCCACTTGCGCGGGTCCATGCCAAACCGCGGATCGAGCACAATGTTGTACATCTGCCCCAGCTCCTGGTTCTGGATGTCGAGCTCCACCAGTGCCTGGTAACCCTTCGTATTGATCTGCAGGTCACCCTTCTCAGCATCGGGTCCGTACATCATGTGGTAAATGTAATACCGTCTCAAATGCGGTTTCATCACATGATCTGAGAACGCCTTGGCGAGGCGGCGCTTGATGGCGTTGGTGTTCTTGTCCAGCACCTGGACCACGCCCACGCGATCCGGCACGCTGCCCATCTGGCCCTGCATCAGCATTGGGAATCCAGAGTTGTTCTCGGCCATCTGCAGACCGAAATTGATGATCGCCATCATTTCGTCGACCATAATATCGACCTTGATTTGGCCGATCGCCTTGGTCGCATCCTGGATTGTCTGGTCATCCTTGGCGATGTAGAACACCTTGCGCGGCGCGAGCCCGGCCACGCCATCTGCTGGGCGCACCACACCCTGCTTGAATACCAACATGGGCCCGCCGGCCAGGCCTGCGTTGTCCATCATCGAGCGGGTAGCGCCGACAACAATCTTCTGCGCGGTGCGCACCTGGCGACTGATGCCGATCCCAGCCCAGTAGTTGGCCCGGCGGCGCCACACGAATACATCATACGGAAATCCCGCATAGTCGGTGGTTGGTTGCGATGCCTTGATCACCCGGTGGTTGACCATGACGATCATGGCCTCGATCGTGGCCGCAGGGTTCTTACCACAATCGACGCCGGCTGCCATCAGGTCGTCTGCCCCGGCAGTACCGTGGCAGTACCATATCTCAAACTTGTCCTTGGTTTCGGTGTCGGTCGACACGCTATGCGACTCCGGTGGTGTCGCTGTGGCGCGGCATGGACCCTCGAGCATGCACAACTCAATCTGCGATTCGATGTAGTCAGGGTCATTCGCCAGCGCGCGCAGTTGACGCCTCGTGATGTAGTCCCTTTCCCATGTGTGATCGCCGTTCTGGACGTTCTCGCCGCACCCATTCGCGGGATAAAAATTCCACGGATCCACCCGCTTGCTCAGCGGTTTGATGTTGTTGGCAATCTTGATATGGCCCGCCACCTGGAATTCCTCGCCGAGCTCATCCAGCTCGACGCCTGGCGGCACCCATTGCAGATCATCGGTGGTGCGCGGTATCGGACCCTTCAGGATGCCCGTGCCAATGCGGGCCGCATCTTCGATCACCTTGCGGCACTCGCTGTTGAAATCCCCCTCAACCTGCCAGTCCCACACACGCTTCTGGCATGCATCCGCAATGGATATCGCCAATTGGCGTTGCTTGAACGCCTCTTCGGGGGAAGTGGTTGGATCCTGATCTGTCTGCGCATCGCTGCGCGCGGTGGAGGTGGCCAACTGGGTGTCAACTGTTTCAGCGCCAGGGACTTCTGCAGGGGCGCCGGGCTCCTGGTGCATGCCAGATTCCGCGGTGACCCCAGCCTTGTCAGGTTGCTGCGCAGCAAATTGTGCGGCCAACTGATCCAGTTCCGGGATCGGTGTTGGCTCATACTTCCAAGGCGTATCGTCATTGGGCAGCAGGATGTCGGCGATGTGGGCCGCCGCAGATTCCACAAACGGCCCCGTGATATTGGGGAATACACGGGAGCGCCGCTGCCGGTTTGTCATCGCACCACTACCGCCGGCGGTTGGTTTGTTGCGCGCCATTGATCGCTCGTCGCCGCGGTTCAGGTCATCGACACCCTCGAAAAACTCCTCGTCCTCGCGCCAGATATCCTCAATGCCGGATGTCTCGCGGGCAGAGATGGCAGATGACCGGGTTTTCGCCATGGACAAGCCGAATGCATCCAGGCGGCGCAGTCGCTCTTGTTCAGCTATTTCCTCGGGGGTGGGCTCACCACCAAACGACCAGTGGTCTGGTTCGCCCTCGGACACTTGCGCTTGCGGGCTTGAATCCATCACATCACTCCATCCATCGGGGTGTAATCGTCGACCACATCAGGCCTGGTTTGCTCATTGCCAGAGTCGATGATCCGCTCGTACTCGCCACCACCGAGCAACAGGTACTCCAGGCCGTCGCACGGATGCGAGTAGCGGTTTTTGTTCGGTATGCTCTGGTATCGCTCATCGCCGGAAACCTTAACACGGAGATAGTGGTAGCCTCCAGCCATGCCCTTTCGCAATGTCTTGGCTCTGCGATGGATGAGCAATGCGGGTTCGCCAGCGACCAAGCGGGTCAATGGCTTCTCGACAGCGGCCAGGCGGCGCACGATGGAGTTGGTCGGATCCGGTGATGGGACGGCGTGAATCTTCTCGGATGCGAGTATCTGGAATGTCGTCCTGGTCTGCTTGTCGTTTGGATCGCGGTTATCGCCCGCCGGGTCACCAGTGATCTTGCCGATCTTGAGCCCCAGTGGCGAATAGAACTCAGCGACGTGCTGGCGTATGGCGTCGGCGAACTGGTAGATATTGAGCCCCTCACCCACCACCTCGGAGTAGATGCGCCACTGCCCCGTGTCCGTGCACTGCCCGAATATGGCCGCCGGCGACAAACCAAAGTCCAGGCCAATCTGAATCTTGATGCCGGGTATCGGCTCCAGGTCGTTGCGACTGTGGATTGCATCGTTGTAGTCGGGGAACACGGGTTTGCCGGCCTGCACATACCCATATTTTCCATTGATATAAACATCAATCCACTGCTGCGTTTTGCCCGCCTTCGCCCGCGCGTAGTAACCAGGGATCAGGTTGGGGATATTCTCCGCACCCGGCTCATATGCGCCAGGCTGCCTGAAAAACTCGAACAGTGGTTGCCCCTGGGCCAACAGCCCCATGCCGCGCAGTTCGTCCTCGGCCTGCTGCATGGAGCGCAGCATCTGCCGGCCGAATGGCGTGGTGACATCCTTTTCGGCGAGCACAGACCACCAGTGGTCATCCTCGGGCGGGTTCGTGTCCATCAGGATTTGCGGGTTGTACGGCCAGATATCGGGATCATTGATATCGGGTTTGAATCGCCCGACGCGGCCACTCAGGCCGTCGAGGATGACCTTTGGCACCTCCCTCGCTTCGTTGATCCAGGCGCCGGTGAGCTCCATCGACAGCACTTTTTTCACATCGTCCGGGCTATCGAGCGCGACGAACATCACCTCCATGTCCAGGCCGTTCTCTTTGATGTGATGTGTGGGTGGCCCCTGGCCGACCCATCGTCCCTGATCCTGTGGCACCCATTCGTGCCAGGATTTCATCGTGGTGGTTTTGAGCTCGGGCATGGTGTTTCGCACGATGGCATACCGCGACCGGCGAAACCCTGACTTGGTCAGTGGTTGGTCTTGCGCGTTGCGCAGGATTTTCATTATGGCCGCGGTGGATTTGCCGCTACCGATTGGCCCCATGAGGCCGACGATGAATGCCTCGGACTTGATGAAGTCGAGCGCTACCGGCCCTGGCGGGTAGTAGTCAGTAACCTTTGTCATCTATGTGGTCGCAGTCTCCGCTGGACCTATATCATCGCACAGACCACCGCGCCGGTTCTTCTTTTCGCGCTCGAGGGCTATTCGCGCTGTTTGAATTGAGAGACTGGGGTGGTCGCCGCCATACCCGATCTGGCGCAGCGCCTCCTCGATCCTGGCCAGTTTGTTTTTCAGGTAGACATAGCGCGCGCGCCCGGCGACGTAACCCTTCTGGTAATCGGCAGACTTTGCGCCACCGCCAAGTTCGCGCACCTGGGCCTGTAGTTTTTCGATCTCACAGTAGGGGCACGGCGACAGCGGGTTGGTCGTCATGGTGTGCTGGCAGGGCCACTTGATGGTCGACCTGTGGATGTGGGGCGACACCGTGAATCGATGTTTATCGAGCGTCGCCGCTATGGCCTCGGAGCTCTGGCGCTGGTGCACGCCAGGCAATTGATCGCGGCGCTCGGCGAACACCTCGACATAGTGGCTGCCATCCGCAAACAACAGCGGCCTGCCGTCGATGTAAACCTCGATCGAGTGCTTGCTGCCATTCATTTCAAATCCGTAGTAGCCAATCATCGCGCGCCCCTTTATCCAAAATTACGTCTGAGTTGGTCTTGAATCTGCTTGGTACTCAATCCCCAATAAAACTGGCCGTCCTTTGCCAGTCGATCCAACTCTGCCTGGTTCTTTTCGAGTTGTCGGAGCCTGGACTCCCACCACAATTCCTTGTTGGCGCGCTGAGTCTCCTGCTCGAAATCGCCACCATCGATCCTGGTGAGTTGGCACTCGCACGTTGCTGCGCCATCAGGGCCAATCGTTGGCGATGTTACATCCCAAAATGATTCTCGGTGACATACTGAGCATCTGGAATTCTTTAATCCATGGTATTCGCGCAACACCTTCACCTCGTGCGCCGGCACGCTCCCTATATGGGAATAATCGCCGGGCGCTATCAGCGCCTTGCAACCAGGAATGATCGGCATCAGTTTTTCCATCACAACCTCCGGTCAGAATGTCTTGTCCAGTTCGTCGAACAGTGCATCGGCCATGTGAACAGCATCGGTCGCCAGAAGCGCTGCATTGGAGATCATGTCAGGTGAAGCAGCAAACCCGGCCATGATCTGGATCGCGGCGTACTCGCGCTTCGTGAGGCCAGTACACACTTCGCGCACCGGGTGTGCTGGGTCATGCCTGTTGTTGCTCATCGCTGGGCACCTCTAATTTTTTTTCTCCATGTTCCTTGATAGCCTCTGATTTCTTTGCCGTCGCTATCCAGGCAATTGCCAGAGGCGCACCACTCGCGGATATTGTGATTGACAAATACCCAGCGCTTTTGCACCACAATGTCCCTTAAAAAATACTCGTCGTGTGTTTCAACCCTAACTCTGTCGCCGAGTTTCAGAGGATGGTACTTATCTACGATTCGCGCCTCCTCCACTTCGTATTTGTCCTCTGCCAGTTTCAGTTCTGCTTTGGCGGCCCTGAGTGCTTTAATTGCACTCATCGGAGTGCCTCCCAAACTTTTCAATATGGCCATCGCCCACAAACACATGACCACTGATGGATTGATATCGCTCGCCAGCGTGGTAAATAACAGTTCGCTTGCCACGGACTGACGGTCGCCTTTGACCTGTTTTTGTGTCAATTGTGTAGCGCTGATACACCTCCACACAAACCTCGCTTTCTATGTCGGCGCCCCTGCCGATCAGAAATCCAGCGACCATATGCGCATCGTCAGGCAGGTCCAGCATTTCATTCAACTCTTCCAGCGACATTGTTCTGCGCTCAAGCATACTGTCGCCATGACGAACGGCGCCCTTTTTCACTTTGTTGCTGTATGTCTCATAGCCCACCTGGTTGGTCAGATAGACTGAGTCGGCACCTCCAATTGAATAGCCAGCACCGTCCGTTTTTGCATCTGCTGTTCTCATCGCTGCGCCTCCGCTTCTGGTTTCAGGTACTCATGGATCCGAATCGAGAACGCGCCACCGCCAGTATCCAGGTCGATGTTCTCGCGCCACTGCTCGGGCAGTCTGTTCTTGAGGAAAAACTTCGCGGCGTTTACGTCGGGCGGCAGGTGCTCGGTGATATCTGTAACAGTGGCAAATCCTTCATACACCGAAACGTGCTGCTTTGGCACCGTCATCCCGACCGCGCGATTGTAGAGTCCCAGGGCCGCCTTCCCGTTCGCTATTCCTTTGCCCCTGCGCATGGCCCTCAGAAATTCCGGGTGCTTATCCTTCCAGGTTCCGATCGTTGTTTCGCTCACCTGGAATTGTTCCGCGAGCATTTTGTCGGTATAACCCGCCAAACATAGCTCGAACACTTCCTCGGCATACTCTGGTTGGTAGTCACTCGGGCGGCCGACAGCGCCGGTTTTAATCGCCGGTGGTTTCTTGGGCAATTTATTCTTCGGCCCGCGCTTTTTCGGTGGCGCCGACACAACCTTCTTCGCGGTTGGCTTTTTCGCTTTCTTCGCTGGCGCCTTTGGCCGCGCCTTAGCCCTTTTCGCTGTCATGGTGATCTCCTAATTACTTCCTCAATCGAACAATAACACCAACCAGAATCAGGCCCAGGCCGAGTATCAATATCGGCGAGAATATCCAGGTTGCCGCGCAGTCGATCAGATGCATAAATCCTCCACCATCTGAATTCTTTTACCCAACCAAACCATACATGGCACAGCCATACTGTTACCCAGCGCCTTGTAACGCGGCCCGTCACTCATCAGAGGTTTGCCGCTCTCGATTTCTTTTGGCGTTGCAAATGCATATCGCAGAGTCCATGCCCCTTGTGCTTCCTGCCACAATTCGGAACGCTGCAGGTACGCTCTAATCTGTGCTGTTTCAAGTGGCAACTCCTGCACAAAGTAGCCAAGTTCGCTGGCGCATTGTTGGTAGGATTCTCGTCTATATGGTGGACATCCAGCTTCCCCTGCTTCCCGCAATCGGCGCACGAATCCGTCAGTCCATCCTGCCGCGCCCACATGCGTGATGTTCTGGTGTTCAGCGGATCGCCGCGCCTGGTCCCACTGAATCCATCCGACATGCACGCCTGCGAGCAGTACTTCCGGCGTGAAAAGTGCAGTAGCGATTCGACGTTTTTCACATACGTCACCGCTCCCGTCTTGCGGGAAGTTCGCTTCTTGCGCGGCAATTCCTTTCGCTCCAATTTCTCGCCACAGCTCATGCAATATTTGAGCGGCGTGGGCTTCGTTGGCATTGGCATATTTTAACTCCAGGTAGTCGTCGGGAAATTGTTGAAGGCGCGAACATTCGACCGGCGTGAGGCGGCGTACTGCCATGCCGTGGACTTGCATGTACCCGGCTGCAGCATGGTCGGCAGAATTTGAAAACCCACCGCTGTTCGCACAGGATTTCATGGTTCCCGCTACATCGTGAGTTGCCACATACGTCTGCTGCTTCATTCCCGGCTCCATCGTGCGTACCTCGTCGCGCTGGTTTTGGGTGAAGGCAATTGCCTGCCCTTGCGCCTGGTCCAGCGTGGAAGACATATCGAAATCGACTTGAGGTGTAGACATCTGGCCGCTGAACGCTATCGGCGCACCGTCGCGGTTGCAGTTGAGTGCGGGCGACAGGTCTACCGTGATCTCGGCATTGGCCTGGCCGCTGGACATGACGATCAGGCTTTCGCAGGTATCAACCGTTGTGCCGGGCGGTCTGTCTCCACCCGTTTTATTGCCTTGAGCCAACAGTGTGGGTGAGACATCAATCAGTCCTCCATCACAGTCGAAGTCGGTCCCCATGCCACCGCCTGCAGTGCTTCTTGAAGGGAGGGTGGGAGCTGTTTGCCTCTTTTCGCGGCGCGGCGCAGGATGCCCGTGCAGGCAGTGCTGCTCAAAAAATAGCGGGGGTCGAGATTGCCAGTCTCCAAAATCTCCGACAATGAAACAACGTCTGCGTCGTTGTGCCACTCCGAACCATTGCGCGTCCAGGCACACCCACTCGCAGAGTCCGTCAGGCCCAAGAGCAATTCCGGCTGTGCGCCATCCGTTTCTCGGTACACCAAAGCTGGACCCAACCACTTCTCCAGCCACGGCAGCAAGGTCTTTTCCATTGTTGCTGGAGTAAAGTCCTGGGACGTTTTCAATGAGCACCCATCGGCATCCGCAATGCTCTCTTGCCCACCGAACAATTCGCATTGCATCGAAAAACAAGCCTGATCGTGTTGCGCTTCCGTCTTCATTTTTAAGCCCCTTACGCTGTCCCGCTATAGATAAATCCTGACAAGGAAAACCACCCACAACCAAATCGATTGGCCCCAGCGCAATGATGTCTTGCTCTGTGATTTTCGTGATGTCGCCCAGGTTGGGCGTACTCGGGTAGTGATGCGCCAGCACTGCTGACGGGAAAGCATCCAGTTCTGCGAAGGCGACAGGTGTCCACCCAAGCGAATGCCACGCTGCTGTAGCTGCCTCAATGCCTGAGAATAGTGATAGATATCTCATTTATGTCGCTCCAGATACGCAGTTGCTGCAGTCATGTATTCAGGATTTTCCAGTCCATGCAGTACCACATTGCATCGGTGACATAGCAAACCCCTTACACGGTTTGTGGTATGGCAGTGGTCTACACGCTCGCGCTTCATAGCCTCCTTGCATATCCCGCACACTCCACCCTGGGCATCACGCATTGCGTCAACCTGCTCTGGTCGAAGTCGATACCGGGTGTAAAGGTTCCATTTACGCCTGTATGCTGCCGGTGGATTCTTCATCGGCATATGCGTACCTCGATCCCGCTGCAAACGCTACCGTATCTCATGCGAACCCCTGGTTCACTTTGTCGCGCATCAGTTTCTCGTGCAGCAGATCGCGCAACTCACCCTTTTCGGTTTCGTTCAAGCTGGCGTAATCCATCCTGCGCAGCTTGTCTGCCATGTCATCGAGCATTGCAGGTGCTGATGTCAGCGCCCTGATCACATCAATGAAGTGCTGATCGACGCTTGCGGGTGGGATGATTAGTTCCTCGCGCTCCAGTTCACTCAAGCGCCTGCCATCTGGTGTGCCGTAAAAACGACCGAGCAACCTGGGTGCGGTGGTGTCTGGCACAAATCTGATTAACCTCACCACCTCCTGCAGCAACAACAGATCAAACTCCACTCTATCGAGCAAAACATCGACAGTCTGGTGCATTGCCAGACTGGGCCGCTTCAAGATCAGTGCGATAGCCATATTGACCAGTGGCGCGCATGTGGCACCAAATTCACTTTCGGTTTTTGCATTGCTATCTCCCTTTGCGCTTGTGCTCGCGGATCTCGTACCCCATTGATTCCATGATCGCTTTTTTCAACTTGTACACCGGCGTCGGCATTCCCTTCACATCCTCGATGATGATCTTGCCCTTTTCCACATACACAAAATCGGCGATGAAGCGCACCACTCTGCCCTTGGGAACGCCCGCTGACTTGATCTTCAGTTCCTGGCCGTTTGCGGTGAGGACGTACTTGACCTGGAGTCGCAAATCCTGAATCTCGCCCGCACGTTCGAGAATGAGTAGATCCCGGTATCGGGCTGCCTCGGCCCTGCTGTCGAATGTGATGTCGCCGACAACGGTTTTTTTGGCCTTGTACTTGGAGTACCTGCTGGGCGGTTTCAATGGATTAAACTCAACTGAGGTTCGTAGGGTTGAGACTCCCGAATGACTTTTGGTTTGTACCACCACCCATCCGTTATGTCTTGGATAGATATCTCCACTGAGCCTTGTTCAACCACTTTGGCGCGATAGGTGTGAACGTACTTGGGGATTTTGATTTCACCCGTGACAAACCGCCAGCCGAGTTGGGTCAGCGACCACACACCACCCTTGCCTGATCCGTCCTCATTTTCCTCGCGCTCGATCAGTCCCCAAAAATGCATTCTGCCGAAATTGCTGTACTGGGCATTGGTAAGACCAAGGCTTGAAACATCAACATGCCGGCCTCCAGCTTTGGCCATTCTGTAGATGCATCGCGCGAGGTCGCGGGAAAAATTCCGCTTGTAGACAACCATGCTGGCGCCGCAATGCTCGCAGTGTTTCTTTGCCATGTTACCTGTCTCCTGGATCATCTGGTTGTGGATCACCCGGCGTTAGATCATCGGGTGCTAGATCATCGGGTGCCTGGTCAGCCCAACTCGTGTCCGTCAGGTCGTCATGGAGCGAGCGCTTTCGGGTGCTGTCAGCCCAACTCGTGTCCGTCAGGTGATCGGTGAGCGAACGATTTTTTGGTTTTCCGTCACCCCCGGGTTTTGGTCTGTCCTGCTCTCGTGACATCCACGATCCGAGAAACCGGCGCATGCCGTTGGCGGTTTTGCGTTTGGTCGGATTGTCCTGCAACCAAACCCTGGCGTGCGATAGCTCCATCCTGACATCGACACCCGGGAACGCCTCGGACCAACTCGTAACCATGTCCTCGGTGACCCTGAACAATTCACCCTCGGTGTTGTAACGGTTGGTTGGCATCATGGCGACAGTGGCAGGCGTTTCTGGTGGGTCTTGCGCAAGAGTATTTGTATTTATATGGTTTCTGGTTTCTGGTTTCTGGTTACACACAGGTGCTGAGCGCCCGTTCAACATGTGTTCAGCGGATGTTATATCACTTGTTGAATTTTGTTCGCCTTTTGTTCGTCTCTGATGCTTTTTGCGATCTGCTTTCGCCTTCCTGGCTTTTGCGGATGCCTTGCCGGCTATGGCTTTGGAGGTATGCACTCGCTTATATTTGTCGATTACTTCATCGCAGTAATCATGCGTGTAAACATCCCCTGTCAGCACGAAAAATTCATCCAGAATACACTTCACCGCCGTTTTTTCGTCGTCGGATCGCGCCAAAACACGCCGACAAAGTGCGTCGATGTCTCGTGCTGGCAACGGTTGTTCCGTGTCGTAGTACAACTCTATGAGATCTCTGTACAACGCCCGTTCAACATGTGTTAAATGTCGTGTGGCGTTGTTGAAAGTCTTGATGTTGTGCTGGTAGGAGTGCATGTCAGGCCACCTGTTCCAGCGAGATATGCGGCACGCCCGCACCGCGAAAATTGTTGCATCGCCGGCAAACCGGATCGACCGCAAGTGGCTTGTTGTAATCCCGGTGGTCGTAGCACTCGGCGGGATTTCCGCAATCCAGGCACGCAAGAGTCCTTGGGTGAGGCAAAACTCCTTTTTTAACTGCGGCTCTGGTGATGTTTCTGATGGTGTTGTGCGTTTTTTGTTTTACGCTGGCTTTTACGTACCGACCGGAAGAAGCGCGATTTCGTTTTGCTGCACAATCCCAGCAGTAT